CACAATTAATTGGATCTTTCAACCACTAGGTATTAATACTACCGATAAATATTTGGACAAAAATTTTTGGCTGGATTCATCAGATCGATTAATGTATGAGGGTAAAGCCCCACAACTTTCTGACACCAGATCAGCCCGTATGCCAGCATTCTTTGAACACAGCAATGTCAATCTACCCCAATACGCTTGAGCCGTTACTCGGTCCCAATGTTAACTCACTTCTCTTAGAGATGGAGGAAAAATTTCCACCGTTTGTTCCTCATCCTAAAGAAGAGTTAGCATCAATTATGTATAAAGCAGGGCAACGCTCTGTTGTCGAATGGTATAAAGATAGAGTCAATGAATAAGTGGAAGCATATTTAGTACCTCCATCAGATGTTACAAAGCTATGGGGGAAGGTCGAACCCTTAATAACTAAAGCTTTGAAACATAATCATGGTGAATTAATCTCCTCTGATATATTAAAACTATTACTACAGAGGAGACAGTTACTATGGATAGGCTTTGAAGATAATGATATAAATAGTGCTTTGATTGGTGAGTTTATAACTTATCCACGTAAGAAAGCATTCAGAATAATAACTTGGTCAACCAAATCTGGATATCATTACGAAGAATGGATGAAACTATTTGATAAAATAGAAGACTTTGCTAGAGTCAACGGCTGTTCTTTAATGGAAGCTTGGACTAGAAAAGGTTTAGCTAAAAAATTAAATTGGAATCATAGTTATTCCATAGTAAGTAAACAATTATAGGAGGAAAAATGTCAGGTGGAAGCAGCAGTACTCATCATTATGAAAACACATATGATGATGCATGGATTAGAAATTGGACTAGCGATGCTGAAGGTAGAGAACAGAGTTACGCTAGTCGATTAAAGAATCTAGAAAACTGGAATGACGACAGGGTATGGGAAAATCAACAACAGCAGCAACAAATAGCAAACTTGCAGGATTGGGGTACTGATTATGCAAAATTTATACAGCATAAATATACTGATACAGAAAACTTAAGGAAAAATTATACTGATACAGCAGCTTTAAACGTAAGATTATCTAATCAAGCAAATCAGTTCAATGAAGCTCTTGCTAGTAAAACTGAAAACTGGAATCGTGTATCAGAAGGATGGGATAGACAACAAGACGCTTGGAATCAAACAGAAGCTGATTGGGCAAACCGATACGATCAACAACAGAGAGCTATTGAAACTCAACTAGCTACTGAAAAAGAAGAGTATGATGCAGAACTTAAAAGTATTCAGGATATATACGGTATTCAAAGGCAAGAAGATCGTACTGCATGGGAGCAACAAGCAGCTGAACAAAGAGCAGGCTTTACTGAGCAATTACAAAATTATCAATTAGAAAGTGATGCACAAGCTGAAGCATTAAGACAGAGCTTTGCTCAATCACAAGAGCAGCAACGTATTGCTGATGCAATACAGACTAGAGATTTATCAGCACAGCTATCAGAATTAGGTAATCAATGGCAAAGAGATTGGGCTTTAGGATCACAAGCTTTGACAGATGATTATACAAATTTAATTAATCAAGCTAGTTCAGATGCAGAACGTGCTAGACTTGAACAAGCTAGAGACTTTGATAGACTACAGCAGGATCAGCTTGCTGCATACAATCAGTCAACTCAAGAGTTAGCTGCTCAAGATAGAGTATTTGGTACACAGATTGATGAGTTAAGAAGAGACTTAGGTATAGAAACTGATCTACTAGGATCTGCTCAAAGAGATTTTGCATCACAAAGTCAAGCAGAACGTGCTAGACTTGAACAATCATTGCAAGGTCTAGGTCAACAGAGTGAAGCAGCTAGACAACAGTTAGCTTCAGGTTTAGGTCAAGATATATCTAGCTTAAGTCAGGCAAGTGTTGCAGCTAGACAAGGGCTGCAAGAAAATATTTCTGGTCTAGGACAGAGTTTCTCTGGTCTACAAGGAGATTTTTCTGATCTACAGGGAAATGTCTCTGGTATGCAAGAGGATGTTACTTATCAACTAGGAGGATTTAGAGAAGATATTAAAGACTATAAAGCAACTTTAGCAGAGCAGAAATCAGCACAAGATGAATACTACGATGCTAATAGACGATTCAGAGAGATGCAAATACAAGATGCAGAACGTGCTAGAACTGCTGCATCATATGGTTCACCTGGAACCACTTTAAATAAACAAGTTAAAGGTGTACGTAGAGCAGGGTCATCTCAACCAGGTGGCCTCGTAAGATCTAGGACACCTCGTAATGTATTTAATAGATCTGGGTTAAGAATTAGTTCACTAAACATTTAATCATGACAGCAAAAGAACGCTATGACTATTTAGCTAGTGACCGTTCACAATTTCTAAACGAAGCGGAAGACGCATCAAAGCTAACCCTACCATACCTTATACGTGGTCACGAAGAGAACACCAAAGGTATGAAACAGTTGAAGACTCCTTGGCAAAGCGTTGGGGCTAAAGGTGTAGTAGCCTTAGCCTCAAAGCTATCACTTAGTCTGGTACCACCACAGACAAGTTTCTTTAAGCTACAGGTAGATGAGTCTCAACTAGGAGAACAGTTTTCACCAGAAATAAAATCAGAATTAGATTTATCCTTTGCAAAGATAGAGCGTACCATCCTCGAAATTATCGCTGCATCAGATGATCGTGTAGTAATACACCAAGCATTGCAGCACCTAGTTGTAGGTGGTAAT